TTATCAATAGATTCCGTATCAAGTTTGAACTTGGTACGAAGATCTCCTAGGTTTTTCTCTGCCATTATGACTCCTGTTTACGCCATTTGCTCATTGCTGACCAGTAGGATCTTTGCCGTACAGTCATCGTTTTAATATCTTTGAGCGAAAAGCCCTTGTAAACAGTTGCTATGGAATCGTAGTCCCAATATGTTACTACTAAATTAGCCGAATAAAAGTGAGGCCCAGTTAAGCATGATTGGGAAAGGCTTTTCGCAATGGGCACAGTGGGCATCCACCTCCTTGATTTCTGGGCCAGGTTGTGCTTCCAATAATCTGTCAATGATTTTTGCTCGGTCTTTCATACCCAATTTCTTAGCCCAAACCAATGGATCATTGGGCTTAGTGCCCTCTGCCCAAACAGCACACCTAGCAATAAGGATGGTGTTTTGCTCTGGAATAGTTGTTGCTGTCTTGCTGACATACTGACTATCAGAGCCAGTAACCAAGTCAAACTTCTGTACTGTCCCGTTTTTAAGTACAACCTCAATGGGTTCTTTTGGATCTATTTCACTGTCACGGTTAGGGAAGTCATCTAAGTTAATAGACACGTCATTGCTTAAACGACAATGAGGGCAGTTAATTAAGTATTCTCGTTTGTTGCCATACGTTGCTCTGACCGTAGCCAGGAACAAAGCATCCCTATCACCGATAATAAGAGAATCAATAACCGATGGCTTATCTTTAATACTGGTGTTTCCAATAGATACAACACTTCTTTTAAGAAGGGCTGCCATATATTGTGCGTACAGTAAATCATCATCGGAATCAAGAGCCGCAAGCGCCTCTTCATCTTCTCCAGTGAGTTCAGATACTACGGCAGTGGTTTCCCACTCGCCAGTAGTAATATTTTTAACTCCTCGGAAGAGTTCAATAGTTACATCTGGTGATTCTTGAATACGGGGTACTGGATCAGACATGGCCTGATTAAGGGCCATAGCATCAGATTGTGTTGCCATTACTACTCCTAATTGTTTGGTAAACGAATACTATCTTAAAACGAATTATCGTGCGGCTAGTGCATCAACCTGTGCTGGATCCCATTCAACGTAGAAACCCTCATGGTGGATATTCATCTGTTGTACCATGATTCCGTTATCACCAGCATTAAGATCACTAAGACCATAAGCGCCAGGCCAGCAATTAAACATCTTAAATGCTAATTTAACATTACCTGGCTTTACTGATGTACCAGCAGTGTTGTCCATTTGATATTGAGCATCTCCAGCCATGTATGGGTGGTCGTACACTTTAACAAGGATGTCACAACGGTAGTTAATAGCATCTCCTGCGGAACCACCATTAAAACCATTGACACCACCGTTGATCCAAGCATGCATGAATTTTTGCCATTTCCACAATTGATCTTGACCAGAGAAAGCACCACGAGCAAAAGAAACTGCTGGGAAATCTGATTGACCAATCATTTTGTGTGGGTGTGTATTCATGCCACCTTCACGGTAAGCAATTAACTCATTTTGTACTGATAGCCCACCAACTTGGGCAAAGCCCAGATCGCCTACACCATCAAGTAGGCCTTTAAGTGAGTCATCAATAGGGACAAATCGTACCGTAAATTTAAAGTTACGTAGAGGATCTGTACGCTGGGTTTGTGCATTTGGCATTAGTGTCTCCTAGATATTAGTGGTTACTGTGCTTCCACCAGTCCATTGACTGATGGTGATTACGATAAATTCAGCAGGTGATTGCAAGGCAACGCCTACTTCAATGTTTACAACTCCATTTTCAATATCTGTTGACGTGTTGTTTCCTGCTCCACAATTTACAAAGAATGCTTCTTGTGCTGTGCGTCCTTTGAGTCCACCAGTTGCCCAGAATGTATTTAGCAGGGCAGTAATGCGAACAGTAAGGTCTGTCCAAAGTCGGTCATCGTTTGGCTCAAAGAGTGACGATGCAGTAGTTGTCTTCAACGTATCTTTAAGGAAGTTAAGTGAGCGGCGAACCGACACAAACTTATCTGAAGTGTTACGAGCCTGTGTGCGAGAGCCATTAATGATGACTCCTACTCCAGGAACTAAGGTAAACAAGTTCAATTGATTTTCTTTGTACAAGGTACCCTGCTCTGCTTCAGTAAGGTTTGCAAGCAAGCCGTACACATTACGGAGATCAAGTCCGTAACCAGCAGGCGACTTTGCAATACCTCGTGATACTTCTGAACGAACAAACGCACCAGCAACTGCTCCACCTGGGTAAGTGTCACGAACAGCGGCAGCACCAGTCTTTGTTGGGTCAAACATCTTAAGTGCTGGTCCGTACACTGCTGCGTAACTTGACTTAGTGTATGGCTCAACAGCGTCTGCCAAAGTTTGTTTTGTAGTTGCTGTGAGTGGGCTATCAATGATTAAGAATGAGTTTCCACGAGCAGCCATGACAGAAATAGCGTTGTTAATAATTGTTGAGGAAGTTTGTCCAACTAAGTTAAACAACAAACCTGGAGCAATTGTGTCGTAGCGGTTAATGGTATTTGACCAGTCAGTTGAGTCAATGGATGAGCCGTTAGATCCACCCGAGAAAGCAGTGTTTGCTACATAATCGGCTACACCAACACCAGTCACTGTAATAGCAACTCCACTAGCAACTGTTGCTACGCTTGCTGAAGTTACATACGAAGAGTAGTTATTTAGAACTGTAGCAACATAACGATTGCTTTCTGGATTCAAAGATAGTCCAGACCAACTCTCTACTGTTGTTCCTTCAAGGTTTATTGTAATAGTAAACAATGAATCAATATTTGCTTTTGGCGCAGTTGTGATAGCAGTAAGTGTTTCTGATTGGAATGTGTAATCAGCAGTGAGGTTGTTACCCCATGATCCAACCGACTTTGCATTTAGGAGAACCAAGTTGGTGAGTGATCCACCTGCTGGAGTTCCAGTGAGGGCACCAGCAGAAACTACTGCTGCGGCATCGGCAACACGAGCAACATATGCAGCCTGTCCACCATTAGCAAAGTAATGATAAACGGCATAGCCAAGATCGTAAGCAATCTCTAGATCACCAAAGAGCGCTTTGTACATAGCCCAAGTTGTAATCAGCGTTGGGGTAATTGGTCCTCGTGCTGCTGTTCCTAAGAATGCAGCAGCCGTTGATCCAGTGTTCTGTTGAATGTTTGTCGCAAACGTACCTTCTTGTACGTATACTCCTGGGCGTTCGTAAGCCATTATTTACTCCTCTAACTTAGTGGGGGTTTTGATAGGAAAATCACGAGTTAAAAACATAGGTTTGATGGCTAATTGTACTACTGATTGACGTGACAGGTTTTGTCTGCGCCAACTGCACTAACTCTTGTCCTGTAATTTCTGCTGACATTTTTAATGTTAACACCTTACGGAATATGCGTTTTCTGTACCCTGATTCAGTATCCAGTAGATCCGCATTGGTCCAATCCAGCATGTCAAACCTTCGTACCGTATTGTCTGCGGGGATACGAATGGAGTTATACCTAAAGGGAACAACCTTTGAAAGTAAGGTAGAAGTCAATTGTCTGTCATGTAATGCAGATCGGCAGTAGACAGAAACTTGATAAAGAAGATCCACAGGGATAAATGGGTCGGCAGTCATAAAATGAGCGCTAGCAGAATAGGAGTTACTAGCGCTTACTACAGACGCTTCACTAGGCCAGTAGGTAGCAAAGGCTGGGTGGTCATCAAACCGAGCATTATGAGTCGTGTCAAAGTACACAGGGTTATCGGAGTATTGACGGTCTGTGGCATGCAACACATCTATAAGTTCAATAGTAACAAATGGGTATTCCCGCTCAGTTTCTCCCTCTGGATAGCGAAAGAATACTTTGACAGGACGATGGGCGTTACGATCATCAATCACATACAGAGAACTAAACCTTGCTTTAATTGCTTCGTCTTCTGCAAGGATAAAGCCAGTTTTCATTTGCTACGCCCAGTATCGGCTAACTTCTTTAGTTTACGCTCAATGGACTTACCAAACTTGGAGTTAGCAGTGATAACTTCATGGCGAAGTATTGACTTTGCTCCCGTACTTGGAGAACCATACTCAATTTCCATTGCTTTTTTACTAGACTTTGCAGTAGTTCCATATACAAATGAACCATCTTTATTGTCCCATTGGATCCTAAAGTCTTCTGCAATATCTTCCCAACCTTTGTCCTTCTGTGGGAGTACGCCTTGAATACGGGATACTTCTTCTTTCCTGCATTCTTCAATGATGTCATTAAGGTACGTTTCCAGGTTAATCATTAAGTCACCGTAGTAAGCAAGTGGTGCTGGACAACCTTCAATGAGTTTCTTAGAACTGGAGTTATGGGCAATAGCAGGTGTAGCAACCATGATGACTCCTCAGTTCTAGGCGTTGTATCGCTTGACGCTCATCAAGCAATATAAGTTTATCAGGTAGACGCTGGGAGGTTTACAGGCCAAGGATAGTCTTGAGTATTCATCGCTGCTGGACCTGGATCATTTACCATTTCCTCATCAACATAAATTTCTAAACCTTCAACTACTACAAGAACATCGTCTTTTGCTCTACCTCGTACCCGATACATAGAGACACCGTAGTAACGGGCATCATAAAAGAACATATCGTTTAAGTGGCGCTGGTATTCAAATGGTTGGTTGACCCCACCAGTACGCATATCTTCAATAGAAAAAACTACGTTAACTACTTGTACTGGCTGACGACCTTCAGGAATAGCCCGTTTGGTATCTTCAGTTTCAGTAATCATCAGAGTTGGGAGCACTATTCCATCTTTATACTTCTTACCACCAGTGGAGGTATTGCCCTCGTCATAGACATCATCTAGGGAACTACCCCCAGCACCAAAGGGAATAAACTCAAACCACGTAATGAACTCGCCAGCATTGCGCTGGTATTGATGGTACTTGTTACGGATTAGGTTAAGTTCACGCCTTGTGTCCATGAGTTAGTACCCTATTACTGAAGAACCTGAGTACCCCTGTTCGGGAGCAAAATCAACAATGACATCTTTTCGGAGTGGCTCACTATTGTCGCCATCAACTGGAATGACTCCTGGACTAATTTCTGGGAAGATTCTTTCAAGTGGTCCATAATACCCAAGTTCACGATCTTTATACAGTGGAACAAGAAGTCCAGTAGTACGAGAAACACGACGAAGATTCATTATTTCAATTCTTTCAAAGCCAATATTAAGTGCCCGAGCCTGTCGGTTATAACTATTCTGCCAAAACTCTAAAAGGCTTTGAACCATTCTAAACCTCTGACTGGCAGGGATATGCACAGACTCAGATGTGGTTACGTCTATGTCTCGGCTATATTCGGTCATTAAGCCCCAAAGACATTCAACTACACAAGACATTCCAATAGTATCTATAACAATAGAACTCATGCTTTCTATTGGGATATCCAAGTTGTACACATGCTGTTCAATGGCATGTCCAGCATAGAATGCTAAGTCTGTGGGCAAAACCCAGTCATAGTAATAACCTTCTACAAGTATCTTAGTATTCGCTGCTTGAGTTCCACTTAACCGAATGATTCCATTGCGAGCATCTAATGAGTAGTGGGCGGAAGCACTAGTATTTGCGCTAAGTTCTGTTGGGGTATTGGATGTGTATGTAGCCACCCATAGAAGATCTGGGTCAATGTTAGGAGTACCTAGTTCGTATGTCCTACCAACAGCGTCAAAAGAAACTTGGAAAAACTTAGGATAGTCACGAAGGTACCCTCGGGCTATGTCCGTAACTGTGTCAACAATTGTAGGGGAGTACTCAACATGCATGCTTATAGTTTACTTTACTATTGGTCACCAGAACCAGAACCAGGGACGGTGTCTTGAAGTTGCTGACCCACTGCTGGCTGTGATTCTCTAAACCTACCTAGGTTGAAACGTCGTACTCTGACAATGTCTGTAATGCTGCCTTCGGGAGTTGGAAGAGTTTCTTCGTTCACAGCCCACCCAATAAGAATTGGTTTAGACCCACATCTGTTGGCCCCTCATACTTAGCAAGGTTTTGCCAACCAATCTCAGTTGAGTAAACATACAGAGATGATTGTTCTGTTGCTGGGGTTCCTGTCTTGAAGTACAAATCACCAGGTTCTGCTGCTACCGTGGGTGTAACACTGCCAGAACGAATTACTGTTTCAACAAACTTACGTTTGTCTACAACACTTAGACTATTAAAAGTTGTACCTGATTTGCGGTAAAGAGCATACAAAGGAACTTGGTTTGATGCAATTGTTGGAAAAACTGGATTAGTTGCACTAGCAGTTCCTACAACTGTTACATATGTTGCTATACCCGAAGTAACAGATGCAACAATAATGTCAAAGCGTGGATCTGTGTTTGCGGCGGTAAACGTAAGAGTTGCAGTAGGTACGGGGTAATACAGGCTGTCAACAAAAACTTCACTAGCGGTCAATGTAGCGCTACCTGTTGCAGCAGAAAATACTGTAATGTCTCCGCCAGTAATTACACCATAGTTACCGTTACCAAGAATCCGAAAATCAAGAGAATCTGGTTCTGCTTGATCAATGCTCTGGAATGTTACACCGTAATCACTTGCATTAGGTACTGTAAATCCAGCCATTTAAACCTCAGAGAGTGTCGTAGATATTTCCTGAGTTCTTCAAGTAATTGAAGAGATCACGGGGTAGTTTATAACGCTGCCCATCAACAAAAGAAAACTGTTCTGTTCCCCAATATTGGGTCCAAGTACCTTTTACTTTTGCATTAATAGTTTGCGTGAGTGTCTTAGCATCCAAGACTTCTGCTTCAGTAAGATCTGAAACAAATAGTTCTTCTTCAACTTCAACGAATTCTTTAATTGCTTTTTTTGTTGCCATGTCTTGCTCCTTGTTTTTGAGTTTTCAGGGGGATTGGGTTTCTGCCCAACCCCCCCAAATCCTATTACGAATTATTATGAGGAAGCGATTGCTCCACCCTTGGTATTGATAACAACACGGGATTCTCCAGTGATCATACCGAAGCCCCAAATTGCGTACCAAGCGAGACCATGCTCACGACCAAAGTCAATGACACCACCGTCACGGAGTTCCACTGGCAAAGCAATGGCATGTCCGAAGGCGTTGTCACCAATCATCAAGGCGCTGTATGACGCTGCGGCTGGTGCTTGTACACCTGTTGCTGCTGAGTCAATATCTGCTGGGCCACCACCCTGTTTAACTTGGGTGGTCTCAATGAACACTACGTCATAGAGGCGACCAATTTCACCAAGCATGAAGTTACCAGGAGCGGCATACTTCGTTACTTCAATGAATTCAGGCCAGTCACGGAGCGCACGGCTCTGCGATGGGTGAACGAAGCACACGTATGTGTCGCCAAGGCGTGGAATGTTCTGACCAGCCAAAATCTCAACAGCGTCCTTGATGGATGCTGGCGAGAGGTAGCCTGGGTTTGTTGCATCACCCAAGGTACCTGAATCGTATGGAGCAATTGAACCACGAGTAGCGCCCAAAGTCTTGCGACCAAAGACAACTGCTGGAGGAACTGCTGAACCACCTGCGAAAGGAACTGCGTTTGTGTAAAGGGTGTTGCGAGCCTGAATGTCCATAGACTGTGCCATGTGACGACCAAGCAAACGACTTGACGATGCCATGACATCATCAAACGATGCGTTGAGCAACAGTTCGGTGACAGCAAGAGCCTTGCCTTGTTCGCCAACCGTGATTTGAATCTGTGATGCTGACAAGGAGGTTGGCTCCATGCGAACACCTTCAGTCAAGGTTGCGCCTGTGGATTCATCCGTTGCAATATTGCTGTAACGCATGAAGTTGATTGTCAAACCTGGTTGAACACCGAGTTCCGTTTTCTTAACAGCGAACTGCTCAAAACGAAGTACTGGCATTGCTTGGAACAAAATCTCTTTTGACCAAATTTGCTGAATTGCTGGTGAAAGTGTTGCATCACTTGAGTAGCCTGTCGTCGTGATTGACGCAAGATTTGCTCCTGTAATCGCTCCACCTTGTGGGCCTGGAAGTGCCATAATTTCTCCTTAGTAACTAATGGATATAAACTTTATTTAGAATCGCCCCTTAGGACGAGAATTGAGTAACCTGTCACGCATTTTAACATACTGATCCATTGTCATATTTCGGATGTCATCCGCATTCAACGATTGGTATTCCGTTTGAGTTTCCATAGGCCCAACAGATGGTGACGTTACCGCCGCACCTTTAACACGACTCGGCTGAGTCGCTTGCTGGATACTACTGATTATAGCAGCACTCCGCTGACGAAGGATTTCCACAGATGCTTCAATCTCTTCTGGGGTATTGCCTGCTACTAAGTCAATCAACTCTGGGATGATTTCCTCTTGTGCTTCATGGATTCGTCGTTGACGATAAGTCTCAAGTTCACGCAATTGGCGCTCTTTATCAAGGAGTGCTTCTTGTGCATGACGCTCTTGCTCAATAGCCTGAAAGCGTGTTTGCCATTCCTGATCAATGTTCTTGATCTTGACATTGAACTCATCTTCAGTGCGCTTGAGGAGTTCTTTTGCACTCAACTCATCAAACTCTCGTGCACGACGGATTTCCTCTTCCTTACGGGAAATCTCAGTTGCTTCTCTAATTGCCTTTTCACGCTCGGTAGCAAGTGTTGAGATTTGTTCTTCCATGCCTTTGTAGCGACTTTCAGCCTCTTCCAAACGCTTGTAGAGTTTATCTTTTTCTTGCTTGCGGATGCTTTCAACTTCATCTTCAGTGAAAGTCTTTCCTTTTTGCTGCGGTGCAACTTGTTCAACCGCTTCATTAAAGGCTTCAACAGCCTCTACGGGAATAAGGATTTCATCATTACTGTGCTTTGCCATAATTTTCTCCTATGTGTTGTTTAGCAAATACTGAATTAACTTGAATTATATAAACGTATTATTTATCTTCATCAGGGATTCGGCGTTGAGCGAATCTTGCGCCGTATGCCCTGCTAGTCATTTGGTTCATCAGTTCCATTTCTACTGGTGGGACACCAGCACCTGGAAGCACTCCGCCCCCTTGGGGACTTCCTGCACTACTAACATTAGCACCTCCAGCGGACACGTTTTCTAAGCCTCCGCCTTGAGGCAATAATCCTGTAGCCATCATTACTGCTTGACCAATTTGGGCACGAAGCATATCTAGTGCACCTTGGTCAAGAGCATCATCTCGTAGTTCTTCAAAGATTTCAACCATCTTCTCGTTTGGAAACTCTTCTCCAAGGAGAGCCAACGCTCCACGCTTGGACTCAATGCCGAGAGCCATCTTTGCTTGCACTTCATTAAGTTTGATAAGAGCATCAACTGGCAATGGTTCAGGCCAGTGAATGGTTGTCTTATAAGTGTTTGGGTCATTAGGGTCAAGAACTAGAAGCATGTCTGGTTCAGGTTGAGCCGCTTGAGAAGGATCAAACGAAAGCATCTGTGGTTCAAAAATAGAGGCAGTCCTAATGATAATTTCATTAAGTTTTTCAAGACCATGAGTGAAGTGAATCTTCTTCATTTGGTAACGGTTCATGAGAGGCTGGTATTGGATAGCCAAAGCAACACCTGAAGTATTAGATACTGGTTGGAATTGACCAAGGGCAGTTTCAGGAACACCTGTGATTTCGTGCATTGCTCGCTTGATCATTTGAACGTATTCAATTGCTCCAGCCATTTCACCACGAGATTCAAGGTTGAACACGTTAGCGTCTTTAGGAAGACCTGCCCAAACTTTCTTAGGACCACGCTCTAGTTGTGAAGCCTTTGCACCAGTAATAATCGTTACAGGAGCAGCGTGGTAGTTAATGATGTCTGAGATTTCAGTCATCTTCTCATTAAGTTCACGGTTTAATTGGATAACATCCCAGATGTCTGATTGACCCCAAGGCGAAGAAGTTATTGTAATGTTTGGGATGTGGACAACAGGAACCATACCAATTGGGTTTTCATATTGGTCAATCAATTCATCGTTGATAAACTGTTGTACTGATTCATCAGTCAAGATCTCAGTAAAGGTATATACCTGACGAGTACCTTCTGGTGATGTTCCCCAAAAGCGATACTTAAGTTTGAACCTAAGAAGTCGTTCTTTATCGTGTGGGTGATACTCAGGAAAACAATGCGCTGGGTTTAGCGGAAGAATACGAATACGACCTGGCTTTGTCAGACCAGTTGGATCAGTGTACGGCTCATCGTATGCAATCTTTACAAAGCAGTCTCCTGTAACAGAGGCAAGTTGTCCCATTTGCCAAAGAAGGTAATGTTTGTTGTTATGGTTATCCCATACTTCATGAAGCAGGTGGGGAATAACCGCTTGGTTTTGTTCAGGGACTTTAAACTGGATACCCTTACCAAAACAAAAGTTAGTAATAAAATCAGACATAGTCTTGATGTAATTCATCGTGACATTGCTGTCACCCATCTCACGGCGGTGAGACCAGTGGTGACCTAGATACCAAGCCCATGCTGATGAATACCTATTGAGTCTTGGTCCATGAACTTCAAATTCTTCATCAGCAAGTTCAACTAGTCCCAAAGGACTAATTGCAACAGTTAAATCGCTAGATGCCGCCCTATAAGACGGTGACCAAAAATCAATAGGCATCAGTTAGACCTTTTCAGCAAAGAGGTAGTAGATCAATACTACTTCTTTTTTGCAGCAGTCTTTTTTACAGGTGCTTTTACAGGCGTGGCTGCAAGTGCTTTTTGTGCCAAGTTAAGCAACAAGGCTGTGTTCTTGTCACCAATCTTTGTAGAAACCAATGAAAGTGCAATAGTTGCTACAGGCATAACCATTGCAATTGTCTCTACGGAGACATCGTACTTATTTGCTGCGTAAGTCAAAAGGCCCAAAATGGCTCCCTTTAACGCTGCATCTGCATGTGCTGTCTTTAAATTACTCATGTTTTCTCCTAGTTTAGGTATACCCGATTATACAGGCTTACGGGTTTTGGTGGTTACCTCATATTCCTGTACATATGAGTGATATGGTGGACCCGTATACGGATCAAATCTTGCTGAGATAGTAAGGGCTTTTATTGCATTTGTCTTGGCTTGTTGTACGGTTTGCTTTTTATTGTGCGTCAGAACCTGCATTGCTCCTAAAGCGTAAGAAGATCCTGAGCCAATAACGTAGACACTATTGGCATCTGATGCCCAAGAGTAGTCACCATCAACAATGTATATAACACCATTAACAACTACAAGGATTGTTGATCCGTGTTCTGCAATGTGGTCTTTGTCGTCCCTATCTGGGATGGAGTAACCCTGTGTATCAAAGCACTCTCTGAGTGCAGGTATGAACTTCGCCGTAAAGAATTGGTCCAACTTCTTGCCCTTGAGATTCGCTGGCGGGGTTGGCGGTTGGAAGACATGATGAAGAATGTTGATGGCTCGTACATCGCCAGCAGCACCGAGTAAATACTTTCCATTAATTGCTACCTTACTTGAGCCTTCCCTGAGTGTTCCTATTTGCGTTGCAAACCCTGTAATGTCCATTGCTGATATTCGTGAGTCTACGCAGATGACTGCAAAGCCATCCCCTTGTACCCCAACAATAGTTGTCATGCTTACTCCGAAGTGTATTCTTTACCTTGATATAACGCCCAACCATCATAGATGGGTATTACATCATAACTAAACCGATGTGCGCCACTGTCTTCGTAGGAGACTACACCCATTCCTTGTTGCCAGTTTTCGTGACGAATAAGGGGTCGTCCGTCTAAATCCACCCCACCCCTAGTGCTAGGGATAGCCCCGTCAATCCGAGCCAAGCAACCAGGAGAAGCAGCCATGATAGTTCTCGGACCATCAAAATCTTCTCGTGTTTTAAACGCCGTTTCAATTCTGTGAATGTGCCCATAGATAACACTTGTCTTTTCTTGATTGAGGTAAACATGTGCTGTTGAGCCTGACGACTTCACACGATCACCATGAATAATTCGGAGTTTCTCATTGACCCAATAATCCGCTGCTGGATAACCTGGACGGTATTCCACACCAAACTCATCCATGCGACAAAGGTATGGAACAGACAATACAGGCCAAGAGTCAGGGGTGTTTCCTTTTCGGAGTCCATACGCAGCAGCAGCATTCATTACGAGATACTTAGGCATACGCTCTTCATGGTTTCCTGCCAGCCAAATGATTTTTGCATCAGGAGCCATTGCTCGCATTTGTGCACA